ACAATCAAAGTTGGGTTCGTAAAGTTACGATCCACTACGACTTGCAAGCCAAAAGCGTTTCCGTTAGCTTGTCCCGGTGCAAGATTGCCGAATGCGTTCATTGGGCCGATCTGTGGGAATAGCGGACGATCTGCTGTATCGCTCAAGCCAAGAAGATCCTGCCAGATACCGGGCGACAAGAACATGTGAGTCGGAAGGTTGCCGTTTGATCCTGAAAGGATTGTTGCTGCGGCTCCTGCCACCCATGCTGCCCAAGTTGCAGGATCACCAGCTGAAGCGGCAGTGAAATTGCTTGTCACTGTGGCGCCTGTGCGTAGGTTGTCTGCTGCAAAGTTGTCGGTCTCATTTGCGTAAATACGACCCATATCGTCAAGTAGCAAGCCGATGATTTCTGGTTGGGAAAAATCGATTGATTGTTCGGAGACGGTAACAAATCCGCCGAAAGTATTTTTTGTAACTTGGTTGTCGGTAACAACGAAAGTTCCTTGTGTCAAGGAAGTGTTTTCTGTTGTCTGTTGTCCGATTGAAGTGTGTGTGGTGACTTCTGGTCGGATGAAAACTTTGCCGCCTTGTGGCATTGCTTTTGCGCCGATTGCGTCAATCACAGGCCTTCGTCCTATGAAATTGGAATAAACAGGTTGCACGATCGGCAATGGGAGCACGCCGGGGATGTCTGTGGTGAGCACATTCGGCGCAGCTGCTTGGATGCCTTCGCGCATTGCGTGGAATTGATCTCCGCCAACCATAAAGGCCGAGATGTATTCGGCGGCTGTTGGCATCTTGAACTCTTTCTTTGCAGCGGCAAAGATTGTTTGAGTTACTTTTGATGCTTCAATTACTGCTGGGGCTTCGACTGTTTCGTTCATGGTTTCTGTCTCCTGTTGAGGTGCTTCTTGAATAGTAGTAACTTCTTCTTCTTCTGGGGTGGATGCTGCGACTTGCTGTACGGGAGCATCAAATGCGCCCCTGCTGACCAAACTGAGCTCGTTCCAACTAGCCGAAGTGACGATCATTGTGCCTTCTTTGTCGTACTTAAACTTGATCGGCTCAACGCCAACGGACACTTCGGGAAGCGCGCCGTCAGCTGCAAGAATAAGAGCTTCGTCGCCGTCCCGAGTGTTAGATACTTTCGCCACGAAGAGCATGCCCTCGGGTGTTTCTAGACGCTCGGTAACTGTGCCGATGACCTTGCTTGAGTCGTGGTACATCTGAAGAGTCGGTGCGCGCCCGTCTACTGGCAAAGAGCCCGGGGCGAAAGCCACCATAGTTCCGTCGCTTACTTTTGCAGGAGTGTTATATCTGACCGCAATTCCCGAGATCGTGCGGCGCGGTGCTTCGCCTTCGGCGGCGTCAATCGTGAAAGATTCTGTAGTAAGTCTGATCATGTTTGGATCCTAGTTTTCTATAAGTGCGTCTAGTGGGATATCTGTTTCGTTCATTCGGTCGTCGCTTTCGGTGTCCATGTAAGCCTCGGCTAAAAACTTTTCTGTATCAAAACAAACATAGGTTCCGCGAGGTAGCACATTGTCGGATGACAAGGTTTCGGTGATGCAGTCTGCGAGAGCTTTGCAAGCGTATGTCCAAAGATCGATGCGCGACTGTTGGGATGACTGGTACGAGTAAGCACCGATTGAGACCGACAGCAAGTAAGACGGGACGCCAAGGATGCGTCCAAGATCGCGCGCCGAATAATCTGCGGACTCAATCATCAGCATCTTGTCCGGTGTAGCGGTCGTAGGTACATACTCAAGGAACTCATTAAGCGCGGCAGTGTTATTTCCACTGGTGCGAGCCAAGTTGAATTGCGCTGCCAAGTCCGAGAGCTCTTGCGCCGAAAGGGGTTCCCCTCCCGTTTGTTTTAAGTATCCGCTAGGCAGTACCGACTGGGACGCTCGAAGCCGTGACTCTTCTACGCGGAGTGCGATTTCTACAGCGCGCGCCCCAGTCGAGTTCAATGATTGCATTGGTGAGATGAATTGAATGAGATCACGCGGATCTAGTTGGATACCGTTAAAGACAACTTGCTTTGATGGGCCAAAGAAGACTTCGCCTTGCTGGTCAAGTGTCTGCACCATTGCCGCAGGTAGACGCGTAAAAGAACTTGGATATTGATCAGCCGTCCTACTTTCCACCAGCCAAAAAGCTCTGCCCTCAAAAATTAAATCATCGACCGTGTAAGAAAGTATGAATTGGTTCGGGACGCTTTGGTCAATTCTGGAAAGCCACGACCGAGGAGCAAGTGGGACTTCTTCCATCTCTTCGCCGTTCCACATTTCGCGGTACATCTCAAGCTTCATTCCTGCGATCGTGTTGCAGATCAGGTCTCGACCGCGCGCGATTACTGGAAGCGTCATTGAGCGGGCGCGCCGAGTTCCGTTTGTCCAAGAGACGAAAGAGGTCAAAGGCGAATAGGACGATGCACCGACAGCCGCTTTGACAGAAGGTTCAGTCGTAGCAATAAGTTCACGGGATTTTGAAAAGAGAGCCATATCACATAATGCCACATAAGGAGCGGATCATGGTGGCACTCGCCCAGTGACTCGCGGTATCCCGACGACAGGCAAGAAAGCGGACGAGTGCCAAGATGACTCTAGTTTGCGATCAAGATCATAGAAGGCTTTTGAGAGTTGCCCGGGCGTGCAGCTGCTGCCGCTCCCCAGATCATCGTCCGACATAGCTCGATGGGCCCAGCTGACTTTTGCGAGCTGACTGCGATCGAGCCTTGAGTCCTGACCATCACTGCGCGACAGACATGCTCGGCAAGCATTGCTTCGCCAGTGTGAACTAAGCGACCTTCACTAATCATGTTTCTTACTATGGGGGTGTATTGCAGTATTTCTTTGTAGCCCATGACGACGCGCCTACGCTCAAAGACTGGCGGACAATGTGCATCAATCGTTGGCGAGAAGATGAACTTGATCGCAGGATCCGCCGCCAAAGCTGCAACATGCGCCCACAATTCCTTAGTAGTTTCGGCAGTAAAGGCGACCGAGACACAAGTCCGACCGTCGCCGAGCGCGACCGAGCGAGTAGCGAAATAGCGGGACTCATCCATCGACGCCTCCACCGAAATCACGCCGCCAGAAGGAATCGGGCCGTTGTACTCAAGTTCAGGCCATAGGTGAGTCTGAATCCAAGACTGGGTTGAAGCGATCCACATATTGAGCGACGATCGCAAGAAGTTAGAGCGGTCAGGATCCTTGGATTCGGCGCGCAAAGTGTCCATCGTTAGAGTATGTCCGAGTGCCGGGTTGCCCCAACCAAAAGACGATTCCAACATCGGATCCACTGTTGGCGGTGGGCTCCATTCCGCGAAGTAAAAGTTGGAAGGATTGTTTGTGTCAATCAGTCGGAGCGCGTTCTCTCGATGTCTGATAAAGAGCGAACTTGATTCGGTGCCAGCCGTTGAGAACATTGCCAAGAGCGGAGACCTTCGGACGCGCTGGGTTGGGATTAGGCCAGCCATAGCAATTTCCGAAATGTCAAAGATCTCATCCGCACAGATCAAATCCACCGACATTCCGTGACCGATTGAAGGGTTCGCCGCGCGCACCATCCACCGAGATCCGTCTGGCATTGTCGCAGAGTTCCGACCATACGACTTGTAGATCGTTGCACCTAGACGCTCAAGTATCGGAGCAAGTTCATCGAAGAGCAAAGTGCCGAGCGTCAAAGTGTGAGCTGTAGAAAGGATCGTTTGTTTTGTGCCTCGGATCTTTGGCATCTCCAAAATCCAAAATAGGATCAAGCATTGAATCAGGACGGTCTTGCCATTTTGTCTCGCGACAGATACAAGGCTCGAGCGGTGCACAAGATCATCCTGTCCGTCTGGAGCATGGTTAAATCCAAGCATCCGCTCAAGACAATGAACTTGCCAAGGCATGAGCTCTAGATGAAGCAGTTCTGAAGCCATGTCCCCCACAAGGCCAGCCCACGATCCGTCACAGTCTGGAACGATTGTTTCTAGTCTCGGCTGGTCATGGTTGATCTCGGCTGGTTCAGGCTGGTTCAGGCCAGTTGGGATAGAC